ATTTCTGTAATGTTCGTAGGTCTGTTGATTCATACGCATACGCCCGTTCCATAAAACTGACCAAATCACAGCACAGTCGGCATTTTTTACCCCTTCGACGGGTTCAATTCCAATTTGTCTACATCCATCGAGGAACGCAGTCCATACTGGCTCTGATTGTAGTGCAGTCTGATTAGGAAAGTATGCGAGCTTCATTGAGTAAATATTTACATGATAATGCCACCATTACAAGGAAAACTTGAACATACAGATTTCTTTATCTACGGAGCCTGTGATGAGAAATATTTTGACGAATTTGGGCGAGTACTGATTAAAAGTATCAGGCAGAACAGCGATAACAATATTCATCTTCATTTGTTTAACCCCAGAGCGGATCAATTAGATTTTTGTCAACAACACGGTGTTTCTGTATCCTATGAAGTAGTTCCAATGGAATTATTTCAACAGGCCGCAGACAAATGGCAAGGCACTATGACTACAGAATTTGATATTGAACGTCAAAAACGCACATTGAAATCAATGGAGAAAGGCGGAGATAAATCTATCCTAGAACGTATGCAAAAAACATATTTTGCCTGTGCTAGATTTATAAGATTAGCGGAATTATTAACGGATCCTCAAAAAGTATTTTCTATTGATGTGGATGCAGTTGTACGTAAACAAATACCAGTGTTGGCCGATGGTCCAGATTTGTACATTAGGCGAAACAAGCAGTTTCTTGCCGGTGGAGTATATCTTACTGGGAATAAATCTAGTTATAAATTTATAAAAGAATATTCTACCCTACTAACATCCAATATTAATGCTGATAAGATTTACTGGTCGTTGGACCAAGATGTTTTAGATGTTATTGCTGGAAGATATAGATATGGCGAGTTACCAATGTCTTATATTGACTGGTTCATGGATGCAAACAGTTATATTTGGACTGCCAAAGGCAAACGTAAAGATTTGAAAATCTTTATCGATGAGCAGTCACGTTACTTAACGTAGTTTCTCATGTGTGCCCAGCATCGCCCCGAGCGAGTGTCATCAAAACTCCAATGGCACTGTGATAATTTTTTAATCCACTCGGATCTATCGGGCATTTGTGGATTTTCTAATTTACTAAAATCTAAATTTGCAATATCTCCTGCTTGACAATATCCAGGGTCATCTGTAATAAATGCTGGAACACCTTCTATGCTGGCCACAGAACTTGGTGTACTGTTGTGACAAATTAATGCCCAGCAGTTGACTAAATCCTCAGTAATATGTCGTTCTTGTGGACTTATTGTTGCGTTGTATTGTTTTAACAGTGCTTCGTACACAGGATATGATTTCCAATCTCCTGGATGCCATCTAATTACTATGGGTCTATCAGAATATTTGCGTATTTCTCTAAATGTATTTTCCAACCACTTCATTAAATTAAATCCTCGCATACTCCAACCAAGTGGTCTCTGTAGAGTAATAAGAATATGACTTCCGTTTGTTCTCCACGGTTTCAAATCCATATTATAATCTCGCTTGATGTTATTCCAATTGTCTTCTCCTGGATCGTCGTTACAATAAATTCCGGTCTTGGGAAACACGCCATTAAAACTATATCTTAGATACTTTTTAGGATTTTCTTTGTTTTTATAAATGAACACATTACTATCAATACTAAGCCAGTACTGACCCAGTTTAGTCTGCGTATCCATTACCATTTTTCTAACTTTATAATGAGCAAGAGTTGTTTTTGCTGGATTAGCATCGAATGCATTTCCAATTATAGCGCCAACATTACAAGATTCATACGTCTGCGACACGGTTGTGGAGGCCAAGTCTCCGCATCTTGCGGCACCCTCTACAAAGTAGGTCAAGGCATTCACTTTCTCGGTGCCGTTGATATGCTTGGGCAGACTGCTCAAGTAACTCTTAATAACTAATTGTTTCTCGTTGCTCATTTTCTAAAACTGTTCTCCATGCGTTACCTGTCAGCATTTCTTCTAAATGAAATTGTCCATAGGCCAATGACGATGTCCACTTGTGAACAAATTCTTCATCAGGATAATATGGTGTTTCTATCTTAGATAAATCATTTAAAGTAACAGCCTTTGCTGAAGTAGGTGCAGTTGCAAATGCTGGTAATCCGTAGGCCACTGCTTCTGTTGCCGCAATGCTGTTAAGAGTGACTACAGCAAAAATATCTTCGTCCATGGCTTGGTATATTGTTTTTTTAAATGTTCTATCCGGTCTTGGTAATTTTTCTCTTACAACAATTTCTCTGTCTGTATATTTTTTAAGTTCGTTAAGCGTTTCCAAAATCCACGAATCTTTAGTATATCCGTAGTAGCCTGCAGATTTATCTATAGGTGCAACTAACAATATTTTGCCGCCAGTTTTCTTCCATCCAGGCCAGACTAATCGAGAATCTAGATTGCAAAGTGTTTTCCATCTGTCATCGGGAACATTTAATACTTGTTCATGTTGCATGGAATTTTTAACAATTCTATGCCAGAGTTTTTTTGCTTGGGGGTTGCTCTTTGATACATAATTTCCAAAATATCCAGTTTCAATAAAATAATAATCAAGACCTTTAGATTTTACAAAATCTATATAACGGCCAGACGCAATGCCCCTAACTAATATGGGCTTATTAATTGTATCTTTAATTAAATCAAATTCATTGTATGCGGTTATTTCTCTGTCGTGAAATGATGCAATAGTCAGTGTGGCCGGATCGGTGTGTGGAAGTAATTTTGATAATAGAGTACATTTTTCTTTTAATACTGGGGAATTGTTTTCTTTTTTTAATTTTTCTATATCACTATAAAGTCGTAGAACCGTATCGGCATTTTTTAACACCGATTCCACAAAATCATTATTAGAATAACCCGATGGGGGTGTTTTAGCCAGTACTATTGGAATTATCATCAAATGTTCCCCACCTCTTCGATTTAGTCAACGATTCTTTCCCGTCAGAGTCTATCGCGGCACGGCCCATTAAATATGAGTGACATTCAAGAGTAACAACAAAACAATTCATAGATGTATCCGAAGGTAAAAATTCTTCTTTATATGCTTCTACTAATTTTTTTGCACCTTTAGGAGTAATACCATATCCAACGGTACCAGGCAATGACGTATTTCTTAAAGGAACAGCGGTTGCCGGACCTTCGGGATTATATAAAAGTTCTTTATAAAACCAGTGTTCGTGAGCTTGTTTTCCTGTACATAGTAATAAAACTTCTTCCCATGCGACGGGAATAAAGTTTCTTTCAAAAATTACATCATCTTCAAATACTAAAATTGGTTCGTCTAATTCGATGCATTTTTGCCATAATCGATAATGACTATAGAAACAACCGATTACTCCTGGACGTAATATTTTACCCATGTGTTCTTCTTCCGATGTTTCTAATCGTACAGTAACTTCGGTTATATTGTTGGGAATTATGGCATCAGGATATAATTTTTTATATTCTGATAAAGTTAATTTTTTAGCCTTGATTCCGTATTTTGCAATTCTTCTATTATCTTTTTTGAATAACTTTACAGCATCATTGCCGTATGTTCCTTCAAAAAATTCTGCTTCTAGGCCGTATTCTTGTAATTTGTTAACTACATGGTGTGCTGTACTATTTGATGGTTCGATCTGGGATAGCCCTATTACAAATGCTTTCATTATGTTCTAACCTTGGCTAAAATTACTTGAGTGGATTGTTTTTTATTAGATATAAAATGTTCTATAACATCAAATCTAGAATTTATATAATTAAAAAATTCAGGCATAGTCCATTCTCTAACATGAGCTCTATTTTTAGGAGGGCCGTCGGGTGTTCTGTTTAATAAGTCCCTGTCAGGTGTTGAAAACACAATAAACTTTGGATTTGACCCGTGTATTAAGTCTAGTAATATATCTGGATCTGGTATATGTTCTATGACGTCTGATGCAATAATCAAATCGTAGCCGTTAACTGGTTCAAATTTACTCGTCCAGTTTTTATCCGGATATGTTTTTCTTAGCCATTCTACTGTTTGTTCAACATCCATACCTAGAGTATTAAAATTCTTAAAATTTTCTAATAGTTTATATCCAGATCCAGTTCCTATGTCTAGCACATTTTCTATGTTATTTTCTTCCGCAATTTTTTTAGCAAACGTGTAGACTTCTTTTTGCCATTTATCTGTTAATGCCGTATCGTCAAAGTACGAATTATCTAATCGATGTACATAATTGTCTTTTATAAAATAAGTTTTCATATTTTTAAAATCTCCTCCATGGTATATAACGATTTCATATATGGAGATACTGTCTTTAAAACAGAATATTCTATATCTCCCTGCCTGCGTCCTAGAACATTAACTTTAAAATTTACATTATTAACATTTTTAAATATTTCAATAATTTCGTTAACGGTATGACCTTTTCCGTGCCCTAAATTTTCAATCTGATTAGATGGACAAGTTATAGAATGTATCAACGAATTTACTATTTCATTAACATGTACATAGTCTCTAACGCAAGTGCCATCTGTTGTATTGTAATCGTTGCCATAAAGATTAAATTCGCCCGTCTTTATGGCATTGACTAAATTAAAAAATAATCCGTCAGGATTAGTTGGGCTGTATCCATCCTGTCCAATAACATTATAAAATCTAAATATAGTAAATTCTTTTTTCATATCTTTACAAAATTTTGTAATAATATCTTCTGCAACTTTTTTCGATAAGCCGTACGGGCTTGTTAATTGCTCGGCAGCACCAGTACTAGCAAAAACAAAATTTTTGAATTTTATATTTTTTAATATATTTTTAGTTCCTGATATATTTGTTTCGTAATAGTTAATCGGCTCTAACACAGATTCCCCTACATTAACTAGTGCCGCTAAATGTATAACAACATCGTATTCTTTATCTATGCAGGAATTAAGTTCGTTGATATTTTGTAGTATAGTTGTGCTCGGTGCCGGATTATAGTCAAGGCCGTCGACTTCAAAATAATCTTTTAATTTTTTAATTAAATGTTGTCCAATATACCCAGACGATCCTGTAACTAAAATTCGTTTCATTTGATATCTCGCTGTTGACAGTATTCTGTTAGTATGCGTTCACGATGCCATTCCGAACCCTGCGGTGTATCTGCAAAGTCGTGAAAGCAAGGAGCGCCTAGTGTGTAGTGCAACAATTTTGCATTTTTGTTTTCGCCGTATTCGTCGGGTAACCAATTCCATTCTGGAGGCAATTCACCAATACGACTATCCTCGGTCCATTCAAATCTATGTAAGTGTGCGCCTGTGGATTTTTGAATATATTCTGGTGTTAGTTTTTTTGTTGGAAAGTTATTGCAGTTGAACAGCATCACACTACTCCAATTTTTACGTGGGTAGTCTTCGTTTTTTGCGCCCAAATACTTGACGGGCATTCGTGTTTTGTAATCGTGTTTTACAACCTGTACATCAGCATGACCGTGATTACGATAATCCCATAGTTCTGCAATATCACCGCGCACAATCATGTCGCCGTCCATGAAGATTGCATGGCCAGCAAAGCCAGTCAAGTAAGGAACAAGGAATCTACTGTAGATGAATTGATTGCTACCGTCTGTGTGAGTTTCGGTATAATCTTTAAAGTTGTTTAATGCTAAAGGTGTGATACTAACAGGTACACTAGAATTTCTAATGATACTGTTAACGCATACATGGTATGCTATTGCTTCTCTAGGGTCATAGCCAATAAAAATAGGTATAGGTTGCATAATAGTAGTATTTAACCATTATACAACCTATCTATTTTAAAGAGTGGCGTCTTCCATACCAGCAACACGCAATTTAACAATGTTTGTTAACTGCCATTGTTTTTGATCCATGGCCTTGGTAATGCCCAGCCATTTGTTTCTAAGCAAGGCAAATTCGTTGATAATTTTCTCCATATCAACTACATCGGACTCGCCTTCCACATACTTTTCTACATCTCTACTGCTCAATGCACGAGCATAGTTTTCCAAGTATTTGCGGAAATGACTACTCCTGAGTCGTCTTAATTCAATATTAAGATACTCAAGAATAGCCTCTATTTCCTGTAGTTGGCAAAAACGTTGTTCCACATAGCCTGGCATTGCGGCCGCTGCCTTTTCGATATTGCCCGCTATACGACACTCGAGCCGTGCGGTCAATAACTCGGCTTCAAAATATGCCACAGCATCTGGAATATTGCTGATATCATCAGCGATGTCGTTATACCAGCCCATCAGTCCTCATCATAGTCTTGTGAATCATAATCAACTTCGTCCTCGGAATCGCCATCCCAATCGTCGAGATAGTATTCGATTGCGGCATCGAGATCTTCGTCGCCACCAATTGCGGCTTTGAATACATGCTCTTGAACACCGTTATCGGCGAGGACGTCTACATACTTACTAGCGACAGTTTCAATTTGTTTTTTATCAAAAAACTCTTTTAATCCTGTCCATATATCAATGATGTGATCTTCATTCAACATTTTCTAAAATCTCTCCAGTGTCTTGATCAACGGATGGTGTTACACTTTTAGTAGCAATAGTTTGATTGAACTCAAGCATGATCTTGTCTAGACCACCCTCTTCATTACGGTCCCATTCCTTACGATACATCTTAATTTCTGTACCATCCACTGAAACGTATTTAAGTCTATTGCCATCTTTTGTCAAGATACCTTTGGCTTCGCACAAGTCCACCATGCCACTGTAAGGACTCATACCTGTTTCATAAGGAATCTCGACCTGTACACTTTCAAACGGTTTTGCATAACGTGTTTTCATGATTTTACATGCGGCACGAATACCATTTACTGTGGTAGTCTTATTGCCGTCTGCATCAGTCTTTAACTTTAATTTACGCATGGCAATAACAATACTCGATGCGTAAATGAAACCTTGACCACCTGAAATCTTGTCATCTGGATCAAACATGTCCTGACTTGCGTAGGTATGGTTAGTACAAACCAATCCAACATTGTAACTACCAAACATGTTTACACAGTTACGAACTAGACTTGTAAGTGCCTTAGGCTTACGGCCCATATCACCCTTCATTTCGCCTGCTTCGAACTGATTAACGTCTGTGGGAGTCAGTAACATACCCAGCGAGTCGATCACAAACAATACTTTAGGACGAGTTGCTTCGTCCATTACTTTGTATTCTTTCATGAACTCACTGATGGTTTTAGCCACATCGTCGATCATAGCCATGTTAAGTTTCAACAACTTTTCTTCGCTGGTATCGACACCCAATGCGTGTAACCATGCTTCGTCCAGCGCATTTTCACTGTCAATCAACACCACATAGATACCTTGCTCTTGTGCGGCTTTGATTAGGTTACCTGAACAGATATAACTTTTACCTGCACCAGATTCCCCTGCCAGTACAGTAACTTTACCCAGAGGAACACCTTTGTTAAAGTCACTGCTGATTAGATAGTTTAAGGCATAGTTGCCTGTGCTGATCCAGTCTGTGGGATCATTAAAACCAACACCAAGTCCATCGATACTTTTTGTCAGAGTCTTACGAAATTTTGATAAGTCGAACGCTTTAGTTGCCATATTAAGAGTCCAATTCCATCGATAGTGCTTCTTTGATTACTTCAATCAATTCTGCTTCTGTACTGCACATGACCTTGCAGTTCTTCCAGTCATTGTCATTGTCGCGACCACCGACTTCAATCATGAAGCCATTGTCGTAGCGATTAATTGTAAAGGATTCATTTACCTTTGTGAGTTTGTTTAATTTTTTAGCCATAATTATTCTCCGTATAGTGGTGAGAAGTACAGAGGTCCTGCCTCTGTACTTACTCTAGTTGCTTATTGCTTTTGACGGTTGCGAATCATCGCAAGGATGTCTTCTGCACGACCGCTACCACTTGCTGGAGCAGAGGCTGTTTCAACCTTTGGTGCAGGAGCACTTGCTTTTGGTGCAGGCACATCGTCTGGATCAATATTATCAATCACAGTACTAGCGGCCTTGTTTGGATCACCAGTCACTGAACTCATACCTGCTGGACGGAAATACTGTCCCCATGCTTCTTTGTCAAACGGCTCACCGTCGACTGATGCTTGGAACATTTCCTTGATAACTTTAAGTTCAACGTCACCT